TTACCGAAAGGATGCTGCTTTATGGGGCATGGGTGGGACATTTTGCTTAATTTTAGCGTTGATCAGCTCCACCTGCTCAATGTTATTGCTTGGCATCCAGTCACCGTAAACCTGATATAACATCTGCGGACTACTGTGTCCCATTTGTGCTGCAATGAAATAAGGGTTTGCTCCGGCAGACAGCATCCAGCATGCAAACGTGTGTCGTGATTGGTATGGGTTCCTGTGCCTAATACCTGATTTCCTTAGTGCTGTATTCCATGTTCCGCCGAGCGAGGCCGCCGAATAGCAAATTCCGATCCTGGCGGATATTGTTGTCAGTGCCGGATTGAATACAAACGTACATTCCTCCTCTTTTGTTTTTCCGCGCTGCCTGGTTAGCACGGTGATCTGATGCTTCTTTCCCATCCTGGTTAACTCAAGCTGGTCTTTCAGTGCGTGAATGGCATTTACGTTTAGCTGAACTAACCGGTTAGTGCCCGACTCAGTTTTCGGCAGAGTAAATTGCTTTGCCGTAGTGACGTTGCGTCTTACACATAAAGTCCCGGCGACTAAATCAATATCCTCCCATGCAAGAGAGCATATTTCCCCATGTCTCAGCCCCGTATATACCGCCAGCGTCCATAGATTCGTAGTCTGTCGGCAATGGCAGGCAGATATCAACCTATCGAACTCATCAATAGATAGCGGGTCAGGCCGTTGCCTGGCTGTCTTGAGTAGCTTTACCGAGGCGGTTATATCCGTATCCATATAACCATTCTCTTTAGCAAACCTAAAGACAGTCATTGCTCTTGAGACATATCCATTTACTGTAACAACGCTTCTGCCTTTTTTATCGAGCTTTGAGAAGTGATCGCCGTCAATAAGCTCATTTCTCATTACTGATAAATCACGAGCTTTAATATCCGCTATCTTCCTGTCTGGCCCAATTGCTCTAACAATTGAAGCCACACAACTTTTATAGCGGATCAGCGAGTTATCAGATATTTCATAACGTTTGATTTCCAACCAGGCATTGAACAGCCTGGCTACCGTCATCCCTGACTCAGGCTTAACCACTTTTGACGATTTAGGGAAACTATCAGCGTAATCAAAGTTTCCAGTCCTGATCGCATACATCACTGACTGGCGAAGTTCCCCGGCAATCTTCCTGTTTTTCGGTGTGTCTGGAACTCCAAGTGACTCCCTGCACCTTTCCCCGTTGTACATAAACCAGATACGGAGCATCCCTCCATGGGACTCCGTTCCGGTTGGGTATTGCTTCTTCATCACCAACTCCTTCCTGAATGAAAAGGGATCGCTATTTAAGCAGACTTTCTTTCTCGGCGTATCGCTTTCGGCATTTTCCCTATCCACTCTTCAATTAGCTTTAGCTTATAGAAGCATGGGGCAGTTTCATGTGGTTCCCCGTTGCCAGAAACATGCCGGTACTCTCGGCCCTCCATCCATGAAGTATCTCTTGCGTGTTTAATTGTGTTCTTTTTTAGGCCGGTGACGGCCATAAGTACCGACTCAGAAACCCATTCGGCTGGTACTAATTGAATAACATTATCCATTTTGGCCTCTTATCTCTTTATCAACCCCATCACCGATCCCACTTAAACTGACCATTCAGCACACCGATGGCGAAAAGAAGCCAAGCCAGCTTGTAGCCAAGTGGCTTTAGCTTTTCGTAGTGGCGCAGGATGATAGGGCGGGTGATGGAGTCTTTGTTTGTGTTAGCCGGCAGAGCGGCGAGGGTGGTTTTAATTTCGTTGTTACAGTTTCTTGCTGCTGACTGGAGGGCGTTCTGTCTCTCTTCAGGAGTTACATACTCACTCCATTCATAGCATCACCCACCACATAGACAACCAGGCAGATAATGAATAGTGCAAAGCATATGCCTATCAATATTTCCGTTACTTTTGGTTGGTTCATGCTGCCTCCGAACTGCCGGGTATTAGTTTGATTGACTGACCGCACTCATTGCCCCAGGTGTCCCATCCCTCTAAATCCTTCCTTGAAAACAACTCAATGCGTTTAACATCCCCATACAGCAATTCCAGCCGGTGGCGCACCTCCCACGGCTTTTCGCTATGTTCGCCAAGAGGTGAGTAAACAACTTGCTTGATACTTGCATTGAGCCGCTCGAGGCCATTGCCGCGCACTGCGATCAACACATCTTCCGTATTGGCCCGGGTGTAGTTGCCGCCATTCATCCGTGATTGGGTATTGAGCAGGGCAAGGAAGTCATAGAAGTCGTTAACCTCACCGGCTGCCAGTGCCTTATTTATGTGGTCCTCAGCAAGCTGGTTCAGCTTCACCCACGTGAAACCTTTCATCGTGCGCACCTGAAAGCCCCATGCTTCAGCGAGCTGCTTGGCTTCGTCATTGAAGTTGCCGGTGTACCATAAGGCGAGAACTGCATCGGGGGCTGCGATGGACCAAACAGGGAGGCGCTTTAAATCGGTGAGTGACATCGTGCTGTAGTGATTAACTGCCGCGCCATTGCTGGCCTTGTTGCCGTACTGCCAGGGTGGGTCACAATAAATAAGCTGATATCCATTCATGCCGCCTCCATTATCTTTCTCACTTTCGCTTTCACTGACTTCACTGTCTTGACCGGAGTTGGCGCGACAAATTGCTGCGGCACCGGTCTCTTTGATTTAGCGCCGGTTCGTAGCCGCTGCTTTATTCGCATATCCCACAGGTAGCAGTCTTTGTGGTCACACCCGTCATCCGGCGAGCGGGCGGCAGTCAGAATTAGCTCGCTGATATCGTCCATCAGGCCACCTCATTTGTTTGTTGGTTCAGCAGTCCAAACTTGACGATTTCCAGCACGCCAAGCACCTCACTGAGACCTATCTCGCCGTCATACTCGCGAATAAGGTCATTGATTCGGCCCGTCAATTCAGCGGGCAGCGGGAATTTACGCTCGACTGGGAGCATTGAAATAGCCATGGGGATACTCCAGATTTAGTGAAATCCGTTTCTGTCGTTCCGTGGTGGGGTTAAAACGAGTTAGCGATACACTTCGCTGCACATGAGCACAGCGTTGGGCCTGCGCTCTTTAATCAGCGTTGATATTTGCAAACATTCGGATTTAGTAGGGTAGACATCTTCGGTAACTGGTAGGGCATCACAGGCATCAAAGCCGCATGAGCTGACGAGAAGAACAAAGCCGATTAGCATGGTTATTCCTTTAATGGTGCTGGGTGGCGATACACCTCGAAATAATCAGAACCGTAACCCTCCGGAGTAACCGGCCCAGCCAGATAAATAGGGTCAACACAGCCCCACCGGCAATCTTCTGCACAAGGGTCACATTTCACAAAACCAACAGGCTCTTGCGCCCCCTTAATCGCTGCAAGTTGCTCACGCAGTGATAGCACTTCAGTAGCTAAGTCTCTTGCGTAACTTTGCCAGTTAGCGAGATGAGCCTCATCACAACAACCTGCGCACATCCTCCCTCCATCACTGCTTGGAACTGTCATTTGCCACGTTCTACCGCACTGGTCACAATCGGCCATTACCCCAGCATTCCAATCGTGACGAATTCGTACCGGCTCTTTACTCAGCATCTGCACCATCCCTGACTGTCTCAACCGCCCAGCACTCACGAATTATTCTGTAAGAGCGATTACCAATAAGTAGCGGATTTCCCTCTTCATCATAAACAACAGTGTTGTAACCATCAGACCAAGCAAATTTGCATTTAAAGCATTGCGATTTAGTGCGGTCATTGAATGAAATAGTTATTTTTTGCGATACTTCTGGGCGCTTACTCAGCATCTGCATTCCCATCCGTTAATTTATTCACGGTTTTACCTCTGCATAGTCAATGAGAGCCTGCTCTCCTTTCTCGGTCAGCTTAACCCGATGGAATAATCCATTTCCAACCTCACGAAGGGTGGGAAATCCTTCTCTTTCCACAAAACCCAGTTTGTATAATTTTGGCAGTGACGGGCAATTTTTCGACAATATGAACCACCGCCCTGATATTTTTGGTTGAGTGCTTATTTGGGCTAACTCTCCATTTTTTATGCGCCTTAGCGTAAACACTTTGGCATTAGTTAGCTTTTCCATCTCACTCATCCTCGACCGTAAAACCGGCATTTGTTATTTTTACGCTGAATTCAATCCGTGCGGCGTTGTAAATCGCGGCTAGGTCTTTATTACTGAACTCTTCGTCAACGAAAGAACTAGCGCTTCTGCGGGGCGGCAACACAACCGGCTTACTCAGCCTCTCGTTTGCCGCTGATAACGCTGCTTCTGCTTCCTCAAGCCTAGATATAATGACTGCTATGTTTTTTGGTGACACGGATTCAAGGTAATCACACAGCCATGATGAGTGTCGACTCGAATCTAGTGCACGTACAACGACATCATCTGAGTTTGTGATTGCGTTATATCGCTCACCACTGTCACCCTCTACAAGAGCGCTATCCCATACATCTCCGTATTCAGTTGATTTTAAGGATTCCAGCGCTTTTTTAATTTCTTCTATAATATTCATTTCTCCCCCCTCAATAATGCTGCCGTAGTCGCTAAGGAGATGTAGCACTCTCCGAAGGATTGAGCGCCAGATTGCTGCATTTTCTCGGCAGCTTCTTCAATCCCTTGAGCTTTTATTTCATCACGCTCTTTCTGTGCCGCTTCCAGTTGGGCTATCAGTGATTGCTCTCGGCTAATTAGTGGAAAGTCACCAAAGTCATCAACCGTTGTCTCGTCTTCATAATCAAGTGCGTCAAGGTCAGTAACTTCGGAATCGTCAGCATACATGCCATCTGATTCATTATTAGCCGCTCGCTCGTCTGCCTCTTCTCGGCTTTTTGCGTCAATATAAAAGCTTTGCGATCCGCTTCCGCTGGTTACCATTGCGGAATAAACAAATCGCTTCAATTGCTTTATCTCAGACATAACTATTCCTCAGAAGATTGACTGCCGGTAATGGGGTGGGGTTAGGCTGCCAGTCCGTTGGCAGCAAGTGACAATTTCAGATTTGAGTTAATCCGCTCAGCAGTCCGTTGCGCTTTAAGTGGGTTTTTAATGACTTCGTTGTAAGGGGTGATCCAGCCGCGGTGACTTCGTGAGTAAATAAGGGTTATCGAACCGACTTTGATATGGTCATATGGGGTTGTCACATTGGCACCTCTTCCATCTCTGATTTGCGGATGCCGTAAATGTCGGTGGCTTTTTCGAGCTGGTCATGGTGGACTGCCAGGACGCGCTTGGTGTACTTGAAGAACTTATCTAACTCTTCTACTGACTTGGCGTTGCTGGCTGCGCTGGTAAAATCAGCGAGCAGGACATCAGGCGAGCGCTCATCGACTTTTGTCGTCTCCAATTCACCCTCAATTGGTTCCGCTTTCTTGGTGTTGATCATCTTGTTCAGGTCGGCATTGGTGCGTGGCGTTACATCTCGCTCAGGCTTTGGCTTTCCGTCCAATTCATCAGTGGAGTAAACGCCGAGAATAACTTCGGGGCAGTACAGGCGTGACCAGCGTTTAACAGCGAGGTAGGCCAGTTGTTGCTTCGGGTCGCTGGCCCATAGGGTGGAATTTCGCACTTGGGCCTGAGAAAGCAATAAAGTCAGAACGCGCGGTTCATCCTCACCTTTCATCGTGGCCCAAACCCTGACTCCAAGCCCTTTCTCGTCTTCCAACGTCCAGTCTGGCGCTATATATTTCCCGCCGTTTTTTGATGGTTTCTCTGCAAACTTGCCGATCACGTTTTCCCATGGGCCAAACCAGTCATAGTGAATCCGGTCTTTAGTGGGGGCCATTGCGTAAATCACCGCGTTAACAAGCTGCGCTTCATAACCCAGGGTGCCGCTGACAACGTGAGTCTTTTGAGCAACAACGAATGGGTTCATACCCCATTGAACAGCTTGCATTGCCACAGCCATACAGTCCGCTTTATTACCAGTGAGGTGAGACGGGATAGTTGATCGCCCACTTGCCATAAGTGTTGCGAAATTCTGAATTGCCATCAGGTTTTGAGGGCTGAAAATCGCCACGTTTGCATTGGTAATGGCGGGTTCATTGCTGAGTTCTATGTTGGCGATGTCAGTCATTATTCTTTTTCCTTGCCCATGCTGGGCGGTAAATGGTTTCTACACCGCCCCATTCATTGCTGAGTCGGCATTCGTGATAGGTTTGCAGGTTCTTTCTGTACAGGTCATGCCCGGCAGCAACATCGTCAGCATCGAGCTGAAATACGCGGGTTGGGTATCGGCCACAGTTAATGGTTTCGTTTACTGCGATAAACAGAAATGTCGGGTATTCGTTGAAGTGATTGAGATAACCGTCCCGGTACATAGCGTCCTGTACGTGATACCGGAACTCTTCGATGTGTCGCGAGAAGCGATCCATGTCAGCCACTTTTTTCACATCTACTATGATTGGCTGGCTGGTGAGAAACTTGTCTGGACGGATCCGGCATAGTTCCGATGTTTCTTCATCCGTCCAATAGATTGACGATTCGCAGTATCCTTCTGCTTCTAAAAAGTATCTGGCTGCTGGGTGGGCCATTGCACTCCCTTGCATCAGTTCCAGCTTCCGGTGCTGTTCAAAGTCCATTACGGTCTTCCCTGACTCTTCGCACTCTTTCAGAAAGTCCTTTTCTGCTGCCTTACCATCCGTTGTGCGCCGGTTAAACTCTGGCGCTTTGATGAATCGCTTATCGAACTCTTCAGGCTCAAGTAACAGGCAGTGGAGTGCTGTCCCCATATCCAGCGCCTTTAGCTTTTCCGTATCTACAGGCGCTGCTTTCTTCCATGTAAGTATTGCGGGGTTAATAGCCACATCATCCAGTTGCGACTTACTTACCCCCGGGCCCGAGTGATAATCCTCGTTTGATATATCTTGATAGTGGCCCGGTTCCATCATGCCGCCTCCTCATGCCCGTCAATCATCATTGCTCGCTCGTACTTCGCTGCAATAAGCATTGAGTCCCATAAAAACTGAGATGCCATTTCTTGGAAGTCAGAGTTATTAAGCATTAGGTGAAGCGCCTTTGGATTTAAGTCACAAAAGCCGACCTGTTTAAACAGCGCCTCAATGTGCTTAATCTTGATTTCGGTATTCAGCTCGGCGGTACGCGCTTCCAGCGCTTTTTCATCGCGAGAATCAAATCCTTTTGTGATTTTATCGAGAGCCATAATTTGAGATACGTTCATTTCAACCCCCGATAAAATAAGCAATTGGCAACTTGCCACAGGTCGTTATTACCAACGCGGCGAGCATCAACCGCGAGTAGCTGGAGTGCTTTTACGATATCCATTAAGGCTCACCTCGCTGGTTTAATATCTCAACAAGCCGCTTAGCTGCGTTTTTAACGTTGCGGAATATACGGTCGAGCAAAGTCTCAGAGCAGCCCACGCAAGGCCACCCTGCTATACAAAAGGTATGCATGGGATACTCCGGTTTAATTAGTAGTGGATATTTGTGTGAGGAATTTTGCTGTCTTTAATCGCGCAGAGAGTGGCAATGGCTTGTTCGCGGGTTAGCCCTGCGTGTTCAATCAGTCCATTTACCACGGCGGTGCCAACAGTTTTGCGATGTGCTTCGTTAGCTGCTCGCGCCGCCGCTTCATCAGCAACACGCTTCTCTTCTGCCAGCCGAGCATCTTCTTTCTGCTTAGCTTCACGCTGGATACGGTCAGCGGTTTCTTGTGCTTTAAGTTGCTCGGCTGCGATAGCGTCCTGCTTCTCGCGCTCAGCTTTAGCGGCTGCATCCTTTTTGTCTTGTTCTGCTTTTTGCTCTGCTCGTTCCTGAGCCAGTTTTGCGTCACGTTCACGTTGTTCCGCTGCTTCAATGTCACGTTTGGCTTTCTCTTCAACTTCGCGTTTCGCTTTCTCTGCTGCCTGTTGAGCAATGAATTCTTCATGGGCTTTCCGCAGGCGTTCAACTTCATCAGCTTTCGCTTTGGCGTCACGGTCAAAAGCGTCATTCATCAGCAGGGCCATTTCGTGATCGGCTTCTTTCTTGGCTGCCGCCTTTTCTGCAATTCTGATAGTAATAACAGCATCCATATCGTGGGCTTCCTGCCACATGACCGAATAAGCTTCCTCGGCTGCAATGCGCACCGCTTCAAGCTTTAGCCGTTCCTGTTCGGCCTCAAACTCTAATTTTGGCAGCAATACCTTTTCTTTCAGTGCATCCAGCCGGTCACGAACCGTCTTGCGACTGGCATCAATTTTCTTTGGCACCTCTTTGTATTCGGTAACCAGATCCTTACCCAGTCCATCCAAATACGTTTTGGTCTTAGCCACTTTCAAGCCGAGAGAAGCAATAGCGTCGCGGCCTTTCTTTGTGCTGACATCTGGAACAAACGAATTAACTTCTTTCTCAACCTGCTGAAGAATTGATTCGATGTGGTCAGGCTGGGTAAATACTGCGAGAGCGTTCTTAGCTTCGATAACAATCGATAAGCCGGTTGCTCCACTCATGCTCATTTCCTTGTGTTTAGCCCACAGCAAAACACCGACAGTTGTCAGGCTTACTCTGGGGGATTGGTGGGGGTGGGGAGTTACTCGGTTACTGTTGCGATGTAGCTGCTTTTCCTTCGAATTTAGTGCCGCAGAACGGACAGTAATTCATGGATACGCTGCTATCACCATTGGTAAGGCGCTGTTCTAACTCGCCGTTCTTCTTGCGCTTATAGAAACGGAAGGTGTACGGCAGCCTGACGCTGCAAAAATCACCCTCAGCAAACACCAGCGCGCTATGCGCAAAGCCGCTTTCTGCAACCTCAGCCACGTCATTACCCCGACGCTCCAAGATATGCAGTTTCATTTTCGCGCTAACTTCATCAAAACATTCACATGCCATACATCACCTCATCTAGTGGTCTTAGACATCTACTTCTTCATCGGGCTCATTAAGCCACTCAGGACGCTCACCTTTACCGAGATAGAAGTCGATGATATCTAACAGGTGAGGGTAGAACTTAAGTGCTGTCTTGCCGTCCATGCTCGCAATATCGCGCTTGCTGAATTTGCGCCATTCATCTGCTGTGTGGTTCTGGCAACCAGCCCGAACATTCTCCCCGTTACTAATTTGCAGATAATACTTCTCACCCATAATGACGTAAGTGCGATCAGGCAGGTCGGCATCGCTCAGGTTGAGCATCGCTCAGGTCGGCACCGCTCAGGTCGGCATCGCTCAGGTTGGCACCGCGCAGGTTGGCTCTGGATCCGCTTTCTCTGTACGACTCAACCCAGATTTTATGCTCGCCAAGGATTTTGTTTAAATCGGTCAGGTTCATTGGTTACCTCGATTTTAGGTACAAAAAAAGCCGCATAAGCAGCTCGTTGTTTGTTTCAGTGGTCTTATTGCTGCCACCGGTTAAGTGGCAGGGGTAAGGTCACTAGGGGTTAGCGAGTTGTTAAGGCAGCAATTTCATCTGACGAAAATCCCTTTTCGCGCATCTTCTCGATAATCTGGTCGAGTGCCTCATTCTTTTTTCTAATCACTTTATCTGCATCGCTTTCTGGTACGATTTCCCAAGGAACTAGCCAGCGAGTGCCAATCTTTACCGCTGTGGCTTTGATGGTGTCGGCGTCACTTCCCTGAACTGACTTCTTTTTACCAAGTCGAGTGGCTGTTACTGGGCTGTCACACACATATAAAATCACCGGTCGCCCGCGACCCTCTGTTAAATCACTATTGGTAACTGTCAGCCAAACATCCTTCGTTTCTTTGATTTCTACCATCATTCATTCCTCATTTACCCGCCAATAAAAAAGGCCGCGTTATGCGACCCTGATAATTTGTGCTGGGATATTTAGCCACGCCCAGCCGTGGTTTCCCTGCTTTCCACAGTCAAAGGAAATTGATATGTTGGTTATTCCACAGTCAAAATAAGGAAATAGAAATGTCAGATAAATTAAGTCCGCTTAAATATCCAGATTATGCAGCTCACGAAGTGGTTATTGAGATGATAAAAGCAGGAAAAATTTCATACGCTAAAGATGCGATGGATATTTTTACTCACGTTCTTGACCATTATCGTTCTGAACAGAAGCGGATTCTGGCTGAAAATACATCTCGATAAATGCTTCTCTTACCTCTCGGGCCAGTGTCTTAACTGGCTCTGTTCGCTCTTTCACTCCTGCGCCCAACGTAGAAAGCCTGTTTGAAAGTGTCTGAGCTGCTATTAACTGTACTTCACGTGGTAATTCTTCGAATTTCATTCTCTTACCCCTTAACTATGTGGTGGGCTTCTTTGCGAACGTTACGGAAGCCGTTTATGCGAATTTCAATGGATACACTCGCGCAAATACTTACGACTAAGCCATGACTGCTTGATACAACATTTACGAGCCAGAGTGCCGCGTTCATGCTGAGCTGAAAGGGCGCGATACTTGGAGTAATCAGCGGCATACACACCCGTAAGTGACTGATAGCTACTTTTCATACCTACCTCGCTGTTAATGATTCTGACTTACGGAAGCCTGCTGCAAACTTAGCCACTTCAGGCAAACATATATTGTCCGCGCTTGGCTGCTCACTGCTGCGAACCGGTACCGGCATCGTTGCTTTGTATACCCTAGATGTGCAGCCCTCAGAGAGCTTTGTGAACGCTGCTTCAATTCGGCTTGCCATTGCACGACTTTCATCGCACTCGGCCTTGTATGCCGCGTAGTGCTCACCACGTTGGCGGCAACGACGAGACTTGGCGTTATCTTTCTTACGCTTGGTGATTATCTGGATCATGGTTACCTCCGGTGATTGGCTTTGGTGATGTGGTGGCTGGAGTCGAACCTGCGACCTCTGCGGCAAATCGAATCGTTGTCATTTGACCGCCTAAGCGTCTACCGGAGTAGAAACGATCTGCCGTCTTGCGCTCTACCATCTGAGCTACACCACATCCCAAAGCCAACTTCTCTTTGGTCTACCGCAAGCGGCGGTAGAAGTCCGTCACGAGGTAAGCATCTCTGCTGTCGTCCCTCGCTTTGTTAATGAGCAGCCTGTCGTCCTGACTGGCGCGGCGAGTAGTTCCTGTCTGCCGCATCGATGTTTCGTTTCGATGGCTAGAGAATACCATTGATATTTATTATGTAAATACCTTGGGTATTCTTAAATTAAAAAGAATATGCTTTGTATTGATTTAAAAAGGAATTTATTTTTACCGATGTGCATATTTGCATATCGATCTCGGCTATCAGGCGTGAAAAGTATGCTAAATTGGGTGAAATTTATGCGGAGGTGGGTATGTACACAGAAGAATCAGACGCGCTATATAACGAAATGTGCAGAGTGATAGGGGATGCGGTGCTTATTTTGACTGAGGCTAACTATGAGACGAAGAGGGTAGTGATAGCTGATGCGCTTAGAACGGCACTGGCGAGTAATCACGAAAGGCCGGAGCAGATGAAGACAGCAATGGAGTTGGCGATAAAATTGTTAGAGCAGTGATATTGCCAGATTACAGGCACAAAAAACCCGGCAGCGGGGCCGGGTTAGTTTCTGCGAGAGAAATTGTAGAGCTGAATCAGGATAATGCTTAGGTGCATGATGGATGCAGCAGCCAGACCAATTGATATGGTTGGTAACATAACTAACGGCGTTTTGCTGGTAGCAATAAGAAATACTCCAGTAAAGAAGATCATGCCCAACTCGACAAAGGTCAGTCCATACATAATGACTACTGAAGTCATATAGCCATACGCTTTTACTTTGCTGATATTTCTACTTTCTATGCCAATCAAGAAAGTCATAGCTGCAATTAGTATGGCTATGGTTGTGCCAGCATAAGACGCCATAGACCCACCCAATGCATGCCTATTGGCGGTGAAAGATATTCCCCCGCCCCATTCGCGAACCATTAGATATGCACAGATAACAGGGATGTATGGGATCAAAAATAAAATAAATGCGGGAGCTACTTTATGATATTTATACATACATAACCCCTCCTAATTTATTCTGATATTTCATTTTCAAAGTTGTCTTTATAACTTTTTAGTATATACGGTTTCATCCTTATGAAGCATGATTCCATTTCCTCAGCGATCTCTTCGCTGGATGATTTATACAGATTAGCACTCAAATGACCTTTTTCCGAGAGATAAAAATCAGTGAGAATATCAGCCGCCAGCTCTTTCCCTTTTAGGTGTATGTCATTATGATTGTCATCTGATTTTCTAATGACTTCCTTTGACATCTCACTGATATTTCTCATTCTTTTCGGCTTTATCGTAATCTCTATGCCGGACAGTAGCTCCTCTTCAATTGTCTCAACACCGATAGCCCTCAATACTGTACTGAGCATGCTTGACCCGCTCTCTATCCTTAGCGTTGTTCTCCCAATAAATTCCATATCAAGCGCTTTTGTTTTTGTCACATCTCTCATTAACGCTTCAATTATCAATTTTCTACCGTGATCCAATTCGCCTTTGCTTGAAATATAGGTATTTAAATCTTTAGTTCTAGGCCCATAAAGCGTATTGGCAAAGCCAATGACGTTATCTTTGATTAGCAGGAAAGATGGATAGCAAAGAGACTCATCATTGTTTAATACATTCTTGATTTCATCGATGGATAACGTTTTTTTATTAATCCTTTGAACTAGTTGTGAGTCGTTTGTTTTTGTTATTAAAAAACACTCTCCATGTATGTGATGAGCAAAGACAAAATAATCGTCTATTTCCTGTGCGTGGTTTTTCTTCTTAATGATTTTATTTTGAAAAATATCCATTAGATTAACAGGGTGCTTTTTCTTTGTTTTTGCATCCTCTGCATACACCGCATAAAAGTTTACCTTCATATCCCTTCCTGTTATCAATAAACATTAAATAAATGCAGCCCTCGGTCACGCTGAAGAGTTGCTTTTTTGTTCTGATTTATTATGTCGTGACTATAGCTAAATCTAACCCCTCTATGGGCTAGCAGTGGGTTAGCTGAATGTCTCTTCGGGCCACTGAGCCTTAACTACCTTCCCTATGATCCGGCAGTTATCATCAAACAATATGCTTTGATATCGAGGATTATTATTTAGTGGCTCAAGCCAACGATAGCCATCATCCCAAACAAACTTCTTGAAAGTGACCTCAGTATCGTTATGAGTCCCTGCAACACAGAAATCGCCATATTTAACATTTTCTTGAGGATCAACAAGTATAAGCATGCCCTCAGGGAAACTTGGCTTCACACCTTGCGGGGCAGTCATTGAATGACCTGAAACCTCGAGCCAAAACGCAGAGTCGCTAGCTTTCTTGGTGGTGCTAATCCAGTCTTTTGCATCTTTCTCTGTATATGACCCTACAGCGGCAAAGGCCCCTGCCTGAACAGTTGAAAATAACGGGTATGTATAAGCGAGAATCACTGGACGTTGTGGATCTTCAGTATTTGAAGCTGCATACCCAGATACTTCTCTTGCAATTGATGGACTAAAGTCAGAGATGGAAACCTGCAAAGCTTTTGCAAACACTGAGGCTATTGGGGCATTAAGTGCATTCCTACCATTCAGGTAATGACCAACAGCACCCTGTGAGATGCCCAGATCATCAGCAATAGTATACTGCGTAATACCCAAAGTTTTTTTCTTTGACTCATACAAAGCCTTCAGCCGCTTAGCGTCTTCTAGCTGTTCTGTCGTCAATTCCTTTCTCTTTTCCATGACCTCATTCTAATAGCGATAGTATTTAACGCGAAATATCTGAGGTATTGAATATAATAAATACCTGTAGTATTCTTTGTTTGATACAAAAATGGAGTGTGTCTATGAACAAAATGACTTTGGCCGATTACGCAGAGATTCACGGGCAAGCAAAGGCCGCTAGTGATTTCGGCGTTATCCAGTGCGCAATCAGTAAAGCTATTCGTGCGGGCCGTCACATTGTGGTGACGGTAATGCCAGACGGGACTGTTAAAGGCGAGGAAGTTCGCCCGTTCCCAAGCAATAAGAAAGCAGCTTAAGCACTACCGCTCTTTACACAATCAGGCCAGCTCTGCCGCTTGCGGAGCACACCAAAGTGACAAGCTCACAGCTTTGTCACGTAACAACATCTAACAAGGGAAGAGTACGCAATGGAACGTGCAACTACACGCAACAAGGCTCGAATCATTGAGAGCCAACTACTGAACAAGATTGCATTACGAGGCGTCACTGACATTGCTGACGCTGTAGGCGTGGATAAATCACAGATATCACGCTGGAAAGAAAGCTTCATTCCGAAGATATCAATGCTTCTTGCTGTATTGGAATGGGGAGTAGTCGATGACGAGATGGCAAGGCTGGCTAAGTCTGTGGCTTTGTTGCTCGCAAAACAAAAATCCCCACGGCTAGGTGGGGACTCTGAACAATTCACTATGAACTTTTAACTGGATCAATTCACAGGAGTAATTATGAACGAGAAGCCAATACTTTTCAATTCCGAAATGGTTAACGCCATTCTCAGTGGTCGCAAGACGCAGACGCGCCGGATTATGAGAGACCAGCCGGAAGTTATACCGCCAGAAGATGAATGCGGAGTCCCGGGCTACTGGATTCCATACAACGCTGGAAAAACAATGGTTCGTAACGAGATGATGACAATTGCCTGTCCGCTTGGGATGCGGGGAGATCAACTTTGGGTTCGCGAGGCATTCGCTGCCGGGCTATGCACTGAATCAACGTTAGCTTACCGAGCAACTCACAAGACGGAAGACTTAGAAGAGGGCTGGGGCGAAACCATCAAATGGACGCCATCAATCCACATGCCGCGCTGGGTATCACGTATCAACCTGTTGATCACCGGTGTTCGTGTTGAGCGGTTGCAGGATATCAGTGATCTGGATTGTTGTGATGAGGGTTATAACGGGCCAGCCGTTACCGCTGATAACCAATGGCCCTCAATAACTTGGTACGAAAGGCTATGGGACTCAATCTACGGACAGAAAGAGGGTGAGAGCTGGCAGGCCAACCCATGGGTATGGGTAATTGAGTTTGAGCGCATGGAGGCCAAATGAATACAGCGGAGATACTTCAATTTCCCTCTGAATCAGGAGGGCAGGAGCGACGTGTGGTGGATACCGAAAACGGTTATACCCGTATCGCTAACGAACTACTTGAGGCGGTCATAGGCTCTGGGTTAACTCAGAATCAACTCCTGATCACCTTAGCAGTCATTCGCAAAACATACGGCTATAACAAATCGGCTGACTGGGTGGGGAATTCCCAGTTGTCAGAACTAACTGGCCTACCTGAAACGCGGTGCAGCATGGAACGCAATAAGCTCGTCAAAATGAACATCCTGACGATGACCGGCAGACAGGTGGGAATCAACAAGGAAATATCATCTTGGAAGACGAAGTTTAACGGTATCTGTAAACCCTTTACTGAAACTGTAAAGTTTACAGAATCTGTAAAGAAAACCTTTACGGAATCAGTAAATCCGACTTTACAGAATCTGTTAAACACAAAAGACAATAATACAAAAGACAATAAAGACATTAAAAAGATATTACCCGAGCCAAAGAAATCACCTTCCGAAAAGACATCGAAATCCACTCAGCGACCAGCAGGGTTTTCACCATCAGAAGGCCATTTAAAAATGGCGGCTGAGATGGGCGTTAACCTGCAAAGCGAATTTGATGCTTTCTGCGATCACCATGAGGCAAAAGGTTCAACATTCAAAAACTGGGACGCAGCACTTCGCACATGGATTCGCAATTCCGCGAAATACAGTGGACGGACTAAGGCTTATCAAAACAAGTCTGTTACCACCCCGGCCCGCGCTACCGCCGATAACTTTTCAGCCAAGAACTACGGTGTTACTGACGCGCCGGGCTGGATGGAGGAATGATTATGCTTAGTTACGTAGAAGAGATTGCCAAGCTTGAAACCTCTCTGGAAAACATCAAGAAGCCAGCGGCAGTTATCGAGGGAACGGTATTCGAATATCGCCAAGCCGTTTGTGATACCCATGGGGAATTTCAGCAGCTCGTTCGCTCCATGAAATTTTTAGGCAGTTTGCAGACAAAAACATCCTGCCCGTCCTGCCTGATGGAAAAGCTTCAGTCACTGAAAGAAAAAAAGGCTGGTGAGGATGTCCGAGTTAAACAGGCAAACATTAAGCGACTAATGGCAGACCTGCAACTGCCAGACCGGTTCGCCAGTGCCACGCTGGAAAACTACCACCCCCAGAACGATGAGGCGGCCCGCTGTCTGCATGTTTGCAAAGCCTATGCGTCCAAGTGGAAAGAGCGCCTGAAGCAGGGCGGAGGCATGGTTATGACGGGTAAGCCGGGCACCGGTAAAAACCACCTTGCTCTGGCAATTGCAAAGTATGTCATCACCGAGCACCAAAGTTCAGCGCTGTTCACTACAGCTCTACGGGTGGCCCGAAAGTTCAAGTCATCATGGGGCAAGAACGCCGAAGTCACTGAGCAGGAAGTTATCGAGGCTTATACCAATCCCGACCTGCTGATCATCGATGAAGTTGGTGTTCAGTTTGGGTCTGAGTCTGAAAAGTTAATCCTGTTTGAAATCATCAATACCCGCTACGAAAAAATGCGCCCAACCATCCTGATAAGCAACCTTCCGAAAGACGAACTAAGCGCCTTTATCGGTGAGCGAGTGATTGATCGGATGAATGATGGCGGCGGCTGTACGCTGGCGTTTACGTGGGATAGCTACCGGTCGAGGGTTGCATGATGGACATAACTAAATCGCAGTCTGACTTTGAAGCTTGGCTTAAATCGAAAATGCCTACGACATACAAGCTGGCCTACGAAACAGAAAATTATTGCGACGATGAAGACATGGTTAATTTAGCCAAGGCATCAGTGCTTGATATGCGCACTGCATGGCAAGCATCGCGAGAGAGTCTTGTGGTGGATGTTGACTGGCCCGAGGCCAACGATGACTTCTGGAAAGATGGCGATGAGGGAGCATATGCCAGTGGTCACACTGATGGGCGACAACAAACGACGGACGCAGTAGTCAAGGCCATCCGCACTGCCGGTATTCGAATCAAGGGAGAGAGTGAATGAAAACAGACGCGTATTTTGATAATGCCGTAATGAATGCCGCTGAGGAACTAAAAAGCCGTGGCCTGATAGATTTTCAAATCTCATCAACGGGAACTGAAATGTTCACCACTGTGCAGGATGAAACTTTTTCTGCGGGGAATGGTGACATAGCAGCCGCTGCGGAATTTGGGCGCTCTGTGCTGGCTCTAATCGAGAAGTCATACGGGAAACCACTTTGCATGCGAATGACACAGCAGGATATCAGCATGGAAAAAATGTCTGGCGTGATGTCCGTTCGTGTTGAGGAGTTAACACAATGAAAGAATTAGATAGTTTTACTGTAGAGAGACTGGAAGAGTTTATTCGTCAGCCACTAGAAAACGGATTAACTCGAAGCGAGCAAATGGAACTAGCTCGCATCGCGTTAGCTGCAAAGAGGGCTGAGTCTTTTGCTTGGAAGTGGCGCGGAGCTGTTGGCGATATTTGGACACAAGAAAAGAGAAAGGCTGATTTTGTTAAGGAGAACTGCCCCGAACTGCCGGTAACTGAACTCTACACCACCCCACAGTTGAACTCTACGGAGATACCGGATGGTTGGATTAAGTGTAGTGACCAGATGCCGGAAGATTGCCAAACCGTCCTTTGCAACAACATGCTGACAGAGCTTTCTGGTATCCCGTTCATTGCTGACTATGTAGGAATGTTTGATCTGCATGACGGAACAAGATATGAGGCCGGTTTTTATGTTAACCGTACACCACAAATAGTAACTCACTGGATGACACTACCCGCCGCTCCGGAGAGTGAATAATGGATAAACAAATAACCCTGTCCAAGAAGCAATACCGCCAACTCTGCGACGCATACATCAACACAGTAAACATGATGCCCCAACTACTGATGATTACACCCCTTCAAGATGACAGGTCACCAGATGCTTTGTATGCGATACAAACGGCATTGCAAACCGTTCAGCAGCAACTGAAAGGAGTAGTTGATGGAAAATGACAGCGTCACATTTGACCTTGAGCGCATGAAAAAAGCAGTTGAAGGTCCGTTTTTCACATTACCAAATGGCCTGAGTATGGAAGAGTTTAAGGAATTCATTATCAAGGCTGCTAATGGCGAAATTGAACCGGATGAGCCAGCCAATGGATAAACAAATATTTTTTCTACGAAACGAGCAAGTAGTGCGAAACCTGATAGAGCACCTCAAAACAATCCCGCTAGACCAATCAAAACCCGTCGAAGTAGAAGTATCTCCACCCAAGCGCACTCTATCTCAAAACCGGAAAATGTGGCCCCTTTTAAAGGACATTTCTGAGCAGGTAGTTTGGTTCGGTGAAAAATATGACGAGGAAGATTGGAAGGACCTAATTACCGCCTTAGTTGCCAAATTAAAAAAACAGGAGCAGAGAACCGCCCCTGGAATCGGCGGCGGGGTAGTGATGTTCGGTCAGCGCACTAGCAGAATGAGGGTTCCGCAAATGGTAGAGGTAATTGAGGCCGCTTACTGGTTCGGCACTGAGCATAACGTGAAGTTTAGCGATGATGCCAAGCGAGAAGTGGAATGGGCCAATAGATGGGGAGCGACACCATGCGACAAAGGCAAAGCAGCATAGTTGCAGTAATGGAAAACTCAATCTTCAAAGTATCCCACCGAACCAAGCCAACCAAACCAATCCCCGCCAGCGAAATACCCACATATGACCACATATGCGTTTTGCTGCGCGCAAAATTCGACAGAGTAAGGAGAACGCGATGTTAACGCTTAAGCACTTTCTCGACAGGCCAACATGGGCTGCCGCTGCTGGTTATGACTTCAATATCATTGATTGCATGTCATACGCCGCCGCCAGATACGGCGATATCTGGTCAACCCTACGAGACCATATATTGGACTTTCCCGATATTGAGGTTCGCGAGGTGCCACTATCAATACTAATAATGTTTGCCGGATTATTCGGGGTTGTGGTTTATCCATTCATCTTCTGGATATTTGGAATTTTCCATTACATCCGGTGCCGCAAACACAGAGCTAAATACTTTGGGCAGCCTCAGCCTGAAATCGTCCAAGCAAATCTGCGCAACTGGTTGAATAAATGTGAGAAGAAATTCAACAAAGGCGGGCACCATGCCTGAACTCCCCCAATCAATATGTATCTTCTGCTTCCTGATGCTTAACAAGGGTGAAACCTACGCTCATCAGAAATGCATTGATAAAGCAGCGAAGGAGAAAAGAGATGGCGAACTTACGCAAAGAGGCTAAAGGCCGCGAGTGCCAAGTTAGGCTGCCTGGTATCTGTAACGGTAATAACGAAACTGTGGTGCTGGCCCACTACCGGCTATCGGGAATATGCGGTACCGGAATCAAACCGCCTGACCTTTTCGGCGCATGGTGCTGTTCTGCGTGTCATGACGAAATAGACCGTCGTACGCACATCATGGATATAGAGAGTGCGCATCTAGCCCATTTGGAGGGGATGGTTAGAACGCAGGCAATCCTACTGTCGGAGAATAAGGTGAAGATATGACCGAATATCACATAGACCTACCCTGGCCGCCCAGTGTTAACACCTACTGGCGACACTCAAGGGGAAGGCACTACATCAGCGAAAAAGGCACCAAATACCGACAAGCAGTAATCGATACCATCAAACAGCTAAACCTCGATATCAAAACCTCCGCACGACTCAAAGTATCAATATCAGCACACGTACCAGACCGCCGCCGCCGTGACTTAGATAACCTGCAAAAGGCCGTCTTTGATTCGCTGGTGCATGCGGAATTCATGCAGGACGATGAGCAGATAGATGATTTCAGGGTTAGACGGCAGTCGATGGAGAAGGGTGGGCGGCTATCAATATCCATTACTGAACTGGAGGCAGAGTGATAATCATTTTATTCGTCTCGATATACATCCCAGACCGGTTTAAAAGTCGGTTATGGAGACTGTGGGAGTATCGGTTGCTTTTTCGTCTTGGCAAGGCTCGCTACGGATTTGAGATGGAGTACTCAATAATCAAGGTTTTAATGAGCAACTTCATACATTGCGAACGTAGATCGCGCAGCACTGTTAACACTGACAAGCAGAGGGCAGCATGAGACTGGAATCAATAACGAAACACTTCTTCGCTAAATCCACCATGATTAGTGACTCTCCACGGGCAACGGCTTCTGATTCACTTACCGGCACCGATATCATGGCAGCTTTAGGGTTGGCAGACCTTAAAAGCGGCTTCGGGCTGGAATTGTTCTTGGCAAAGCAGGGGATCAGTAATCCGCATCGCGCCGTGGAAAGTCTTACTCAATATGCGCTGAAAGAATCCGTTAAGTACAAAGCAATCTCAAAGCTCGATGAAGATATTAAACAAAGCGTCGTGCAAACACTCGCAAGATATGCGTTTGCTGATTATGCACGGAGTGCTGCCAGTGTTCGCGAATGTGAATGCTGCAAGGGGGAAGGGTTCACTGAATCAGAGGTATTCACGACTAAAACGTCAATGCCACTATTCAACAGGGAGATCGTTAAAGGCTCCATTAGTTTTGGCGTTGAGGGATTCCGGCCCTCCGAGTATGAAGTTCATAGGGATCTGCGTGAAAAAGTAAAATTGCTATGTAAGCCGTGCGGCGGGAAAGGTGTGGTTTCAAACTCATGCCGGTGTAATGGGAAAGGCACTGTGGTGGACAAAGAGAAATCAGAACAACAGGGGATACCGGTTTATAAAACCTGTGGGAAATGCTCAGGCCGTGGATATTCGCGGCTTAAGTTTTCTGACGTCTACGAGGCTATTAGAGAGCACCTTCCTGAGCTGGCATCCAGCACATGCTACGAGAGTTTTAAGCCGCTCTATGAGCTGCTGGTAACGAAATGCTTAATGGAAGAGGGTGTGGCTGATTCAATGCTTGCAAAAGTGACACGATAGAACACGATGGGAGCATGATTGCCACGGATGGCGACATTATAAAAACAAAGTCTTGCATTTACCGGAAAAATGGACTAGATTCATCTCTAACGGTGGTAACTGCATCCGTTGAGTTGGTAAACAAGACTTTGCGGCGGCACTTGTTAACCATAGATACCGCCGAGTTGGTCACTTCGACTTAGGTCTGGAACTCCAACCATGTTGGCTGAGAGGTCGGTAAAATTAGAAGCCCGAGGTTAACGCCTTGGGCTTTTTGCATTCTACATTCGCATGGGTATCACTGAATAACGGGTTCATAGCCCAATCTATTCGGGCCGCTGCTGTAAACAGTGGTAGGTGCTCAGCCGAATGTGGTGAAGCGGTTAAATCCAACACTCGCCAAGGCGGGCATCACATAACAAATTTTAAGGCTGCCAATTTGGTGGCCTTTTTGCATTTAACATCACGGAAATTTAATATTGAAGGTGTATACCATGTTTATTCCCGCAAAAAACTATTTAGAGGAAGGCATGGAAACAACGTTCAGTGACCTAAAGGCTAAGCACCTTCAGTTAGTTGATGCCCAGAAAAAGCTAAGGCTCTCTTTACAAGAGAAGGCTGCTATTCTGTTAAATGAATATTCGGAGTCACTATCACTTCCTGCTGGCAACTGGTTTAACAGCCAAGATAAGCCACGGCCTTATGTTGAAATGGGCATATGGAATGCAGATGGTAAGTTTGAGGCTAGTGCTTTTTCCAGACTTCAACTTGATGAGAAGTACAGGCTGAATTTTGTCATTGCTACGACACTGGATGATACCCGGCTAACTGGCGGTTATCGTCATGGTGTCGATATTTCTCTCGGCTATGACGGCGCAATTTTGTATGCAATTATTGGTACTAGCGATGATTCAACTGTTGTCCTAGTATCACAGTCACTTAGCGGTTTTAGTGAGGTTTGCGCAACAATTAAAGCCCTGATCAGCTTAGATATAGATAAGGCAATGCCAAACGCAATCATTAGTTAGTGCAACATAGTTTCGTCGAGAAAGAATCGGCACATACCAATTTTAAGGCTCACTTCGGTGGGCCTTTTTTATTTAGCTCCCGTCAAAACAGTCAATCACTGAAAACACCCTCACACTTTCGAATGACTACGACGGGAGCTATTCCCTACACAACAGCATACGAACCCGACCAATCGCCGGGAAGATAATTCCCCGGATGGGGAGGTGGGTCATGAAAATGAACGACACAAGCCAATTACAGTATTGGTGGACGGGGTCACTTGCCGCGTTCTCTGTTTTGAGCACTCAGGATTACATTTTTATTGTCGGCGCTTTGATTAGTGCCTGGTTCACAATAAAAACGTATTACGCGAACCGACGTGAAAAGGATGCGCAACTCAAGGAAGAGCAGAAGCGTACTCAATTGCTTCGTGAATTCTTGGAAGATAAGACAGCCGAGACTAACCCTGAAGCAATCTCTGTGGTGAATGAGGCTTTGCAGAGAATGGAGGCTGATTAATGTCAGCACTAAAGCGCGTCACTACCGGTACCGCCTGCGCTGTATCAGCCATTATTGCAATCGTCGTATCTAACGGAACGGTTAGAACCAGCGAGAAAGGTTTAGAGCTTATTGGAAATGCCGAGTCATGCCGCCGTGACCCGTATGTTTGCCCAGCCGGAGTGTTGACCGATGGCATTGGCAATACACATGGCGTTAAGCAGGGCATCCGAAAGTCTGATGAGCAGATCGCCGCAGACTGGGAGAAGAACATTCTTCAGGCTGAATCCTGCGTTAACAAGTACGGAAATGGCAGCAAGCTGAACCAAGGCCAGTTTGATGCGGTCACGTCGATCACGTTCAATGCCGGTTGCCCCCAAATGCAGAAATCAACGATGTATCGAATGCTGCGAGAAGGGAAGTTTACTGAGGCCTGCTATCAATTCCCTCGCTGGACGTACGGCGGCGGAAAGCAGTTGCCCGGCTTAGTTGTTCGGCGCGAGAAGGAGAAGGCGCTATGTCTGGCAAATTAACCGCCGCTCTGGTCGCTGTGCTTATCGCTTCACTGTTTGGACTAACTTACTACCACTACAGAGTGCAATCACTCAATCGTGATGTAGCCGAGTTAACCACGGTAGCCAAGCAGCAGCAAGCCACTCTCGACCAGATAGAAACCCAGCGCCAATCCGTAGCCGCTATAGATATCAAATACACAAAGGAGTTGGCAGATGCCAAATCTGAAAATGAGCGCCTTCGTGCTGATATCGCTAATGGCACTAAGCGGTTGCAGCTCAACGCCACATGCACAAAGCCAGTGTCCAAAACCACCGGCCCCGCCAGCATCCCTGATGATGCCAGCCCCCGATATGATGCAGAATTTGAACGCAATTATCTCAGTCTCCGCGAACGAATCGGAATCGCAACCAGCCAAATAAACGGCTTGCAGGCGTATATCAATAACGTATGCCTGGCTAAGTAGAATTCCCCCGACAAGGAATAGATAGCTTCTCTCGATGGAGGTGATCGCCTGTTTCACTGGGCCTATCTTGGCGGCTCGGAAAGACGAGAAGTGGTGTAGCAACGCCGAGAGGAGTCGCAAAGCCGCGAACAAAGAACATGAAGGCTCAGTTTAACGACTGGGCCTTTTTTGTACCCGCAATACCCCGCGCACCGAAAGCGCAATAACCCACCGAAGAACCTGTTTAGGAATGAAGCCTGTGGATCCCAGCATGACTGGCGAGTCTCTTCGGGCTGCTATCCATTTCGGCAGGCTTCATCTCTAAAAAGGTAATCGCCATGCAATTAGTCGAAATTAAGAAATTTGATTTGGTTACTAACTCCGCCGCTATTGCTGAGGGAGTTAAGAAAGACCATAAGCCAGTTATTCAGCTCATCAGGAAATACAAAGCAGACTTGGAAGAGTTCGGAAGGGTGGAATTTGAAATGCGACCCTTTCAAACAGATGGTGGTATGCAGAAGCAAGAGGTGGCCCTGCTTAATGAGCAGCAAACCACTCTGCTGATAACGTACATGCGTAACAGCGATATCGTTCGTGCTTTCAAAAAGCGCCTGGTATCGGAATTCTTCAGGATGCGCGGTGCGCTGGCTAGCAAGAAGTTAGACCGCAACACTTCACGTCTCGAATATAAGCCAATGACTGATGCTATTAAGCATGAGCGCGAGGCTTTGGGTAAAACCATATCGCCACACCATTTCAGTAACGAAGCCGACTTAATCAATCGAATCACCCTGGGCATGACATCAGCTAAGTTCCGTGTGCATAACGATATAGACAAGAAAGAGCCTATCCGAGACTACCTTACTACTGAGCAGATTCATTGCATCACCGAGCTACAACGAGCGAACACCGTATTCATCAGCATGGGATGGGAGTTCGAACATCGCAAAGAAGTGCTGAAGGGGATGTTTGAGCGAAACCACAAGGCTCCGCTCATTGAAGAGCAGCACCGGTTGGCGTCCTGATCATGACGGCAAACAAATACAATGAGGATTGCTTCTCTGAAATGTCGGCAATGCTTGATATCGCCTGCCAAAACTTAGCCGTTGGCAGGATAGATGAAGGCAGAAAAATGACTGAACTTGCCAAGCGTAAACTGGACGAGTTTAGAGATGACACATTCCCGATTAAGCCGGAATAACAGGATTGAGAGCCACTTTCACAACGGCTCTCAATCATTACAGACATAAACCAGAAGGAAAGCAAAATGACTGTACGAGTAGTAGGCGCAAGCGGCGTTCCTGTTGATGCTGCCAGCCCAGGTGATATTCCAAGCGGGTACGTGCTCCCAGCTGCCACAGCAACAGTGCTTGGTGGCGTAAAGAAAGCCGCAACGGTAGCCAACTGCACAGTAGCAGCGGATGGCACAAGCGCTGGCACTCAACTTAATGCATTGCTAACGTCATTACGTGCTGCTGGCATTATCGTTTAAAGAACAATATCTCGCTGGGTTAGAAATCCTCCGAGAGTGAAAAGTGGGATGTGCTGAAAATGGCAAAAATCATCAAGCATTTTATTACCAATATCACGCCGACTGGCAAAAACCACATTCAGGTATTCGAAACTAAAGCCAAGCCTATTGTGACAAACGACTTCATTCACCTTGAATTGATTTCGGAAGATGGAATTACATCTAAGGGGTTTAATCTGCGCGAAGTGGCTGAGTACAGCATTAGCATGGTTGAGGAGTAGAAAATGGCAAAGCTCACCGACAAACAAGAGTTCACTCAAGGCGAGATAAACACCCTGCGGTGTGCGCTTGCGGAGTTTAGGGAAAGAATGAGCAGTGAAGGCGCTCTTGGTGATGACGAGTGCGGCGAGGACATACGGAAAGGATACCTTCTAAACGTCAGGAAGCTATTGAACTGGGTGTCTTATCTCGGATAGAGGATTAATCATGGCTAGGCCAACCAAGTATCAGAAGGCGTATGCCGAGCAGGCTCGCAAACTGTGCTTGCTTGGGTATACGGATAAAGAGTTAGCAGACTTTTTCGAAGTAAACGAAGCCACAATTAACCGTTGGAAAAAAGACCACAAAGAGTTTTGCGAGTCCATAAAAAAGGGAAAGGATATTTCTGACGGCAATGTGGTTGATAGCCTGTATCAGCGAGCTATGGGATTCGTTGCTCCCGACATCGATATTCGAGTTATCGACGACAAGATAGTCAAGACAGAAATCACTAAGCATTACCCGCCTGATACCGCAGCCGCCATATTCTGGCTGAAGAACCGGCAGAAGAAAACTTGGCGAGACAAAATAGACCATGGCATAGAAGGCGCTGATGGCGGACCTGTTCAGGTTGTCAACTTCACGCCTGCCGATTACGCAGCCGCCTCTAAAGCACTGGAGGACAAACTAGACGGGTTGGATTGATATGGCAAAAGTTATTGAGTGGGATGACTTGTCATTTCTTGAGCGCTTGGCGCTAAAGCGTAAATCCGCAAAATCGTTTCTTAACTTTACCCGCATCTGGTTTGAACTGATTCAAGGTGATCGGCTACTGGTTAACTGGCACCACCGGTTGATGGCCTCCAAGATTGACGACTTGATCGCCGGGCGACTTAATCCGCGCAACCTGATTATTAATATTCCGCCTGGTGGCACAAAAACAGAATTCTTCTCCATTCACTTCCCGGCATACGTTAACGCTCTCGTTCAAGAGGGTCAGTTAAACCGGTTCAGAAACTTGAATGTGTCATTCGCCGACACACTGGTTAAGCGCAACTCGCGTCGTACTCGCGACATTATTGCCAGTAAGGAATATCAAGAGATATGGCCTTGCTCGTTTGGCGTTAATCGGGCTGAAGAGTGGGAAATACTCAATGAACGCGGTCGCTCGACCGGACAGACGATATCACGCTCAAGCAATGGGCAAATAACCGGTGGGCGTGGTGGTTACTACGGTGAAAAGTTCTCAGGCGTTGTAATGCTTGATGACTACAACAAGCCGGTAGACATGCTGAGTGAGTCGCGCAGGAATAGCGCCAATACATTGCTAGTTAACACCATTCGTTCTCGGCGCGGTGATAAGTCCAAAGAGCATCCAACACCATTCTGTTCGATACAGCAGCGCCTGCACACCAGTGATGCTACAGGCTTCATGCTAACTGGCGGGATGGGTGTTGATTTTCATCATGTAGCGATCCCTGCGTTGCTGAATGAAAAATACATTCAAGGGCTAGCTGAACCTTGGCGTTCCCTGTGTTGGGAGACGGTAAAAGATACCGAATCAGTTGTTATCGGTGGTGAGCGTTATTGGTCGTACTGGCCGCAAATGGAGTATGTAGGAGATCTTGCTGCTCTATGGGAAAAAGACCGGTATACATTCCTGTCTCAGTACCAGCAGAACCCGATGGAGCTGACTGGCGGAATCATTGATACCAGTTGGTTTCAGACTTACACAACGCTTCCTAAGCTCACTCATCGCGCGGTATATGTCGATACGAACAGTGGCAAGGTTGAAGACTGGCTTGACTACACGGTGTTTACTCTGGTTGGGATGGGAGTGGATGGAAACCTATACATTATCGATGTGGTGCGTGGTCGCTGGGATCCTGAAGACTTACTGCAAAAGGCGGAGGAACTTTGGGAAAAATGGCGACTAAGCGGAGCTGTTCGTGTGATGCCAATGCGTCACATGGCTATCGAAGAGAAGCAGGCCGGGCAGGGCTTAATAGCGACGCTCAAGAAGAGAAGCGCTACCTCCGGTCAGATGAGCATTCCAGTTAAAGAAATACCTCGTGGTGCAGGGCAGAACAAGCTGGTTCGTTGCCTCAACGTCATTCCCCAAATTAAAACCGGCAAGGTTTACGTTCCTGCGACCCACAACCAAGATGGTGCAGCGGTTTCTCACGTCTATTACGAGGATGGATCATTGGCTGGCACCACTGGTTGGGTTTTGACTGCAATGACAGAGTGCGCAGCGTTCTCCGCTGACGACAGTCATGACAATGACGACATCCTAGACACTTGGATGGATGCCATTGACGACAATCTAATATCGGGTCGGATGCCGATGCAAATTGACCCTAGCCAACTCAGGAGAATTTAAGTGTGGCCTTTTAAAAAGAAAGAAGTCGCCGCGCCTGAGCCGGTGAAAAAGCCTGAAAAGGCTGAGATGAAAATTAAATCTGAGGCTGTAACTGATGTTTCAGCCAAGCCTCGCAAAGAATTTCAGCAGTACAAGCCGCCAAAAGGGGTTATTCCTGAGGCAATAGAGCAAGGCATTCTGGCGATGGACTCCACGCCGTATAGCTCGCTCAATGACTCTTTCCAAGGATACACTTACGGCTATCCTGATACCTTTCCCGGCTATCCCTATCTCGCCACGCTGGCTCAGAAACCGGAATACCGGAAGATGGTCGGAACCCTGGCTGAAGAGATGACCCGTAAGTGGGTGAAGCTAAAAACTGTGGGTGATGACGATAAGTCAGATCGCGTACAGAAACTCTATGAAGCAATGGAGAAATTCAAGCTTAAAGAGCGCTTTCGCGAGGCGGCAGAGCATGATGGATATTTCGGTGGCGGACAGATTTATATCGATGTGCAATCAGTAAAAAGCGTATCAGCATGGACAGACGATGTAGAACTGCAATCAAAACTTTTCTTGTCTGATAAAAAGATAAAAAAAGGGAGCTTAAAGGGTTTTACAGTTATCGAGCCGGTATGGACTTACCCCGGTGTCTACAACACTGATAACCCAATGAGTCCAGACTTCTACAAGCCAACAGAATGGTTTGTGATGGGTAAGACTGTAAACGCTAGCCGTATGATTGACTTCGTGTCTCGCCAAGTGCCTGACCTGTTGAAGGCTGCTTACAACTTCCGTGGTTTAAGCCTGACGCAGATTGCTGAACCATACGTCAACAATTGGCTTCGTACTCGCGATAGCGTTAGCGACATGATCCACTCTTTCTCGATTCCGGTACTTGGCACGGACATGCAGTCGGTGTTGTCTGGCGGTGGTGCTGAAACTCTCATCTATCGACTTGAAATGTTTAACCAGTGCAGAGATAACAGAGGCGCATTTGCAAAGAACAATAACTCAACAGAACCTGAGACAGTGGAGTTTGTTAACGCCCCATTAACTGGACTTGATTCACTACAGTCTCAGTCTCAAGAGCACATGGCGGCGGTTTCTAGTATTCCGCTAGTCAAGCTGCTAGGTATTACACCAAGCGGCCTTAATGCATCTTCCGAGGGGGAAATTCGCGTCTTCTATGACTATATCCATGCACTCCAGCAAATCCTCTTCAAGGACAACCTGAAGCGGGCACTGGACATCATCCAGCTATCAGAGTTCGGTGATATCGACCCAGAAGTTACTTTCGAGTTCGAGCCTCTTTATGAGATGAGCGAGAAAGAGAAGGCAGATATTAGGAAAATCGATGCTGACACTGACGCGGTTTATGTAACTAACAGCGTGCTAGCTGGTAATGAAGTTCGCCAGAAACTGGCAGATGACCCGGACAGCCCTTATCACTCACTGGACTTAAGCGATGACCTCGAAATCGATGAAGACTATGAAGAAGACGACGAGGAAGGTGAAGAAATCGACGCCGCAAACGCTGAGAGCAATTCATCCTAACGCCGGAGTCGAGGCGTGGTATCGCAGGCAGCTTGATAATCAGGTCAGGGAGATGCAGAAGTCCGTTGTTTACTGGCTAACCGCAAACTACAAGGCGAGCGGAGCAGCAGTGGCAATGGATGCATCCCCTGCTGTGTTTATGCGTAATGCGATGCGGAAGCTAGCCAAACGCTGGACTAGACGTTTCGACGACATGGCCCAGAAGCTTTCTGACAGGTTCGCAACTGATGCAATGATAAACACTGATGTATCTCTGGGTAGTGCGCTAAAGGATGCGGGTTTCACTGTTGAATTCAAAATGACTTCGCAGATGAATAATGCGCTTCAGGCGACCATATCAGAAAACGTCGGCCTGATACGCTCCATCCCTGAGAAGTATTTCACCGAAGTTGAGGGAATGGTGATGCGCTCAGTGGCTCGCGGCCGTGACCTTGGTCATTTGACTGATGAGCTAGAGAATCGCTATGGCATCACTCGTAGGCGAGCTGCGACGATTGCTCGTGACCAGAACAACAAAGCCACATCCGTTATGCAGGCGGCTCGGCAGAAGTCACTCGGTATCAAGCAAGGCATCTGGCGGCACTCTCACGCAGGTAAAGAACCTCGACCATCGCATGTGAAAGCGGACGGTAAGAAGTTCGATATCGACAAGGGAATGTATCTGGATGGCAAGTGGACAATGCCGGGTGAAGAGATAAACTGCCGGTGCACATGGTCACCAGTGATTCCTGGTCTGGAGATTAAATGACGATCCCTAAAGAATGGCATTGGCGAGATGAGAAAAGACATCTTGTAGCTGAAATTAAAGATGGCGAAACGGAGCTCGTAATTTATAAGCGGTGGCTTAGTAATAAGCAGAGATGGGACTACAAGACGGAACCAAAAAGCGTAATTGAATTCGAACTTCGCTTAATAGAAAGAGATAAAGAATAGGTCGCCACGGCGGCCTTTTTTACTGCCTGAAATCAGAGAAAAGCAATGAAAACAACTGAACGGTTGGCATTTGACCGCGCATCCGTGCGCACGTTTGATGGCAACGGCAGGCTTCAGGTAAAGGTAAGCAACATCAGCAAGGCGAACGTCTGCCCCTACTTTGGGAGAGAGATTCCTGGCGCTGATAAATTAGGGCTGGACCCCGAGAAGATTTACTACCTCTGGCGACATCCTGACGAACTGAAGAAAGCCGTAGCGACATTCAACAACATCCCACTCCTTTCAATCCATACACCTGACTTCCCCGGAGACCCACCTCGCGAATATCGCGTAGGGGTTACTCACTCGAATGCTGACTTTGACGGAACGTATCTCACTAACGGCCTATCCGTGTGGGACAACTCCGCTATCGCCGGTATTGAGACGGAAGAGCAGGAAGAATTGTCTTCGTCGTACCAATACGTCGCTGACATGACCCCCGGCACGACACCAAATGGTGAAGTCTATGACGGCATCATGCGGGACATTATCGGGAACCACGTAGCGTTGGTTGAAACAGGCCGCGCAGGAAGCGACGTATTGGTCGCAGATTCACTACCCCCGGAGTTAAAAAACATGAGCAAACGCAAAGCTGCGGCTATTCGCGCCACGCTGAAGCCATTACTGGCAGCAGACGCGGATCTGGAAGCAGAAGTACGCAAGGCGCTTCTGGCACTCGATGAGGCTGACAAGGAAGACGAGAAAGAGAAAAAGCCAGCCGAAGACGAGGATGACGACGACAAGGACGACGAGAAGAAAAAGAAACCCGCCGACGATTCTGATGAAGATGAAGACGACGAGAAAAAGACCGCTGATGACGAAGACGATGAGGATGACAAGAAAGACGAAAAAGTCTCCAAAACGGCTATGGACTCAGCGATCCGCCTTGCTGCTGACAGTGCTACCAAGTTGGCCGCTAAAAACTTCCGCGAAGTGCGCGAAGCAGAGCAGGCTGTACGCCCACTTATTGGCGATGTCGTCGCAATGGACTCAGCAGCAGATGTTTACCGCACGGCGCTGGAGCAGTCTGGTATCGATGTAAAAGGCATCCATCAATCCGCGTTCCCGGCAATGGTCCAGATGGCTATCAGCCAGAAGCAAAATTCACGTCCTGTCATTGCGCAGGATTCCGCTTCCATCAGCGATTTCGAGAAGGCATTCCCTACCGCTGGCAAACTGAAACGAGGTTTCTAACATGGCAGGTTTTCAGAATTCAATTAATCAATACCCAGCACCGGGTGTTGAAGGCAGCTTTGCCAGCACCAATCCTCACGCTACATATCTGGCTGGCGAGGGTGCATTGGTAGCAGGCGATGACGGTTTAACCGTTGGCCGCTTCGCATGGGATGTTAGTGGCGTTGCATCGAATGCTGGCACCGGAGCGCCGTCTGGCTTTGTTCATCGTGACGGTCAGGCTTCAATTACGGTATGGCTCGCTGAAGCTTCAATGTTAATTCAGCCAGGCCGTGAAGTAACACTAATGACCGCTGGGGACTTCTGGGCAAAAACTTCCACCGCAGCAACTCGCGGACAAAAGATATTTGCATCTCTCACCACTGGTGAGATTCAAACCGGGGCTGCTGGTGCCACTGTGGCTGGCTATGTAGAAACCAATTTCTTTGTTGGCAGCACCGCAGCAGCGGGTGAGCGTGTCAAAATCACCACTTGGAGCAAGTAATGAACGACTTTCAAAAGCACTATTCCGCCGCGAGCGGTAAGTACGGCATTGTGCTGCGTGGTGTTGAAAATGCGCAGTATTTAAAGCCTGAGTTCGCTGATAACTACCAGATGGCGATGGACGCCCAGCCAAACTTGGTGACATCTCCTAACTCTGGTATCCCGGCATATTTCACCAATTACGTTGACCCTGAACTGATTCGCGTTCTGGTCACACCGATGAAGGCAGCAGAAATCATCGGTGAAGTTAAGAAAGGTGACTGGACTACCATTACCTCGCAATTCCAAATTGTGGAATCAGCAGGTGAAACCAGCTCATATGGCGACTTCAATAACAACGGCATGACGACCGCTAACGTTAACTGGGTGCCTCGTCAGTCTTACCACTACCAGACCCACACCCGCTGGGGTGAGCGTGAGTTGGATATGTATGGTGCGGGTCGTATCGGTTACGCCGCTGAGCTTAATGTGGCTTCTGCACTGACGCTGAATAAGTTCCAGAATAAGTCATATTTCTTCGGTATTGATGGTCTGGAAAACTACGGCCTACTCAATGACCCTAGTTTAAGCGCCTCGGTAACTCCAGGAGCTACAGGAACTGGAGGAAGCGTGAAATGGGCTGATAAAGATGGACAGGCTGTTTACGACGATATTGCCGGTCGCTTGTACGCCCGCCTAATTGCGCAGACTAAGGGATTAATTGAACGAACCGATTCGATGACCTTGGCAATGTCTCCAGAAATGGAAGTTAACCTGACCAAAACCAACATGTACAACGTGAACGTTTCGGATCAGTTGAAGAAAAACTTCCCTAACTTGCGAGTTGAGACTGCTGTTGAGTATGCAACTACTGCGGGCGAACTTGTGCAGTTAATTGCCGACCGCCTGGGTGACCAGGATACAGCTTACGCAGCCTTTACAGAGAAAATGCGCGCACACGCTGTAGTGGTTGAAGAGTCAAGCTGGAAGCAGAAAAAATCAGGCGGCACATGGGGTGCAATCATTCGTCAACCGCTGGGCATCTCCAGCATGATCGGGGTTTAATAAATGTCTGAAGTATTAACGGTTGGTTGCAAGCTTCCTAACGGCTTGGTTCTTGAGCAGGATGGCTATCAAGTGGAGCTTAACGGCTCCAATTCCTCTCTAGTTTTTGGTGGTTATGGTCTTACAGAGGGCATTGATAAAGACGCCTTTGATAAGTGGTTATCCGTACATAAAGACCAGCCATATGTGAAAAATGACCTGGTATTTGCTCAGGCTAAAACTAACAGTGCCCAAGCAAAAGCGTCTGAAAACGCAAAAGTAAAATCAGGCCTTGAGGGTTTGCCGCAAGACAAACCAATGCCAGGAATAGAAAAAGCGGACGGTAAGTAATCATGGCGATCGTTGTTTTTGACATTAACGCATTCCGAGAGCGTTACCCGGAGTTAAATACCGTAAGTGACTCGCTGCTGAATGCGTATTTTGTTGAAGCAACGATCTACCTCGATAACACCGATAGAAGTGTGGTTTGTGATGTAACTATTCGGGCTGTCTACCTCAATATGCTTGTGGCTCATATAGCCGCTATTAACTCAGGCGTTAATGGCGAGGGGCCCACTGGGTTAGTTGGGCGCGTAGCGAGCGCATCAGAGGGTTCTGTTTCTGTCTCTACTGGTGAGGTTCCGGTAACGGGATCTTCATGGTGGTATTTTCAAACCCCGGACGGGGCTGCTTACTGGCAGGCAACAGCACCATATCGAACGATTCGCTACGTGCCCGGCGCTTCACCATCAATGTATCCAGGGCATTACTTTCGTAGACCAGTTACGAGGAGATAGTCATGGATAAGGTAATGGATTTTCTAAACTCAGTAAGCAATGAGCTTACCTCAAAGCAAGTAAAGATTGGGTTCTTAGTGGGGGCTACATATCCAGATGGAACGTCAGTTCCGATGGTTGCTGCATCTAACGAGTTCGGAAACCCTGCGAGCGGAAGCCCTCCAAGACCATTCTTTCGTAATGCCATCTCAGAAAATTCAGGGAAGTGGGCTGAAAATGCTGAATCTCTAATGAAGAACCATGATGGTAATACCGAACTGGTACTTAATCTGATGGGTGGAATCATTAAAGATGATGTGATGAGGTCGATAGGGACTGTTGTCTCTCCAGCGATAAGCCCCGTAACGGTTCTTTTGAGAGATAGATTCCCAATGAGAGACGGAATGACGTTTGGGGATGTTCTTGCTGCTAGAAAAGATGTTCAAAACGGCATTACTGGCAACGCATCAAACAAGCCACTCATTTGGACTGGGCACATGCAAAGCTCTGTAGATTATGAGGTGGGAGAAATTGAACCTTCATCGGATAGTTAAACCTGCCATTAACCGCGTAAACCCATTTATTTCTGCACTTGTTCGCCGGTCTGATGGTTTCACTAATGGTGAGGGCCGGAAACAGGTCCCCAAGTATTTCCCTGACGCGCCGGTCACTATTCAGTTGCAGCCTCTATCCGCTGGCGACTTGAAGCATGTGGACGGGCTAAACATATCTGGCCTGCTCAAATCGATTCATGTTGATGGGAATTTTTACGGCGTGAACCGTCAAAAAGTGCTCGGCGGTGACCTTTTTATTATTGGCAGTGAAGAATGGCTTGTTATTGAACCTCTTGAGTTGTGGCCAGACTGGTGCCGATTGCTTGTTCAGTTGCAGGTGACGCCATGAATGATATGACCATTGATAACGTGATTGATGTTCTGGCTGACTTTGCAGAGCAATTCATTGGTAAGTGTGAGCAAGCACAGGCTAACCGGGTTCCTATGGATAAGGGACAGTTTTGCATTCTTACTCCTTTACGGCTCAAGCGTCACTCAACCAACCGAGAAATCAGGAAAGATACCGGCTCACCAACTACCAGCGCCATTGGCTTTACTGAGGTTAGGCAGGCTGATATTCAGGTTGATATCTACGGCGATAACGCTGGGGATAGGGCTGTCGCTCTGGAGACCTTATTTCGCACTGGTTATGCATATGACCTCATTAAATCCATTGATGAGCGAGTAGCACCTCTTTACAGCTCTGAGGCTATTCAGGCCACAATGATTAACGGCGAAAACCAGTGGCAAGAACGTTACATGGTGACCGTCTCGCTACAGGTTCACATCACTATCGACGTTCCGCAGGACTACTTTGACAAAGTTCACTTCACTATCGAACAGGCTGATAAGGCGACTTCATGAGCAAAATTCCATTATCGCGTGACTTTAAGATCACGCCTTCCACTGTAAACGCAGCCGGAACCGCGCTGGATGTTTACGGCCTTCTCTTATCCGATAACGAGTTGCTGCCTGTTGGTAAGGTTTCAGAGTTTACCAGCGCGGCAGATGTTGGGGCTGCCCTCGGTACAACCAGTAAAGAATATCTGGCGGCCTCTCTATATATGTCCGGGTATGACAATTCTACTGTTCGCCCGGGTGCTGTTTTATTTGGGCGCTTAGTACGAGAAAATCCCGTCGCTGGTTGGCTTCTATCTGGTAGTTTCAAAGGCGTTAAAATAGCTGCGCTACAGGGAATTACTGGAACTATTACGTTAATGCTCGACGGGGCATCGAAAACCAGCACATCCATTAATCTGGCAACCGCAACAAGCTTCACTGATGCAGCGGCAGCAATCGGTACAGCATTTGGTAGCGGGGTAGAAGTTGACTGGCTGCCAGTGCAGAGTCGTTTCATTATCCGGTCAGCCACTACTGGAGCTAACAGCGAAGTATCACAGGCCGTTCCTGGTGCCGCAGCAACCGCATTGAAGTTGACCGCAGATACAGCTGCAACAGTTTCACCCGGTGCGGCTGTAACAAGCGTCACAAACACAATGGCAACGATCGTAAATCAGAACCAGGATTGGGTAATGACCGCCAGTCTGGTTGATCTCACTGATGAAGAAAAAGAAGAATTATGTGCATGGGTCAGCGCGTCAACTAACCGATATGCCTACTCGATGTATGATGTATCGGAAGATGCGACAGTTGCCAATAATGATTCGTGCTTCGTTCAAAGCGTAGTCATTCCGAATGGGTATGAGAATGTGTTCGCTGTTTATGGTTCATATCTCTACGCAGTGCTGGCGCTGGCTTACTCTGCATCACTTAATTTTAACCGAACCAATGGCCGAGTATCTTACAAATTCAGAGCATTTGCAGGCATCGCACCCAACGTAACTGATAACGCTACAGCCGCCGCGCTAGAGTCGAATGGCTATAACTTCTATGGAGCATACGGTCAGAATAAGACTCTGGCTAACTATGTGTCAGATGGTGCGATCACAGGGAAATTCCTGTGGCTTGATAGCTTCATTAGCCAAGTATGGATTAACGCTAATTTGGTCGCTGCATTCGCTAACCTGTTCACCAATAACGCCTCATACGCATTCAATGCAGGCGGTTATGCATCCATATCTGCTGCTGTGATTGACGTGGCTACCAATGCGATTAACTTCGGCGCTATTCGTGCTGGCGTGACATTGGATCAGGCGCAAATCAACATCGTTAATGATGCTGTGGGAACTGACATTTCCAATGTGCTGTATACACAGGGCTGGTTCTTCTTCACCCCTCAGCAAACAGGCGCATCACGCACTGAGCGCAGCCTTGACGGTGCAGTCTTCTATTACGTCGACGGGCAGTTGATTCAAAGCATCGACATGACCTCAACAAATATCCTGTAAGGACTGAAAATGCCTATCGATATTACAAGTGCCAACTCGAAGCTGCGTATCATCGTGCCATCGTTTTACCCTGGTGGATTCGATGTTGATGATTATGCGGCTGAAGATATGTTTGATACCGGCGCATTGCAGAACGCTGAGGATATGATGTCAGCAGATGGTAAATACCACGCTGGCTTTATCTTCAACCCAACGGAGCTGACCATTACCCTAATGGCAACGTCTAACGCGGCCCAGCTAATAGGGGATTGGTACGCAGCCGAGCGAACCGCAGTAGCTAAGTTTGCTTGCAACGCAGTGCTGACCATACCAGCTCTTAATATCAAGTATAACTTTGTGAATGGGGTGCTTTATACGTGGACGCCAGCACCTCCGGGCAAGCGGGTATTACAACCACGCCCGGCGATATTCCACTTTGAATCCTGCACACCGAGCGCCGCATAATGTCCAGAAAACAAATCACGTATATCGTGGAAGATGAAGGCCGAGATAAGGGAAAAGAGTTCATTATCACGGAGATGTCAGCATGGGATGCAGAAGAGCTTTCTGAAGAGATTTATCGGGCCATGGGTCATGGTGAATTCAACTCATTACCGGCTGACGTTGTGTCGATGGGGGTTGCAGGGTTGGCTACTGTAGGCATCTCTGTTCTTGCCGCGGCTCCTGCATCAGTATCGCGACCTATTTCCGATAGAATTCTATCGACAGTAGAAATTGTGATAACCAATGAAGGGAAAGATATTACCCGAGCTATCAAGCCCATCGACTTCGAAGAAATTTCAACCATTCGAACACTGAAGGATAAGGTTTTTGAACTGAACTTTGGTTTTTTATCACTCGCCGCCAAGTAAAGTTTCCTTACCTCGAAACCCCAAATCCACCGCGAAAACTCACTTCAACGGTAAACATTCCTAAGAACATATACGCCGTTATATGCTCAGGAAAGGCCACGTATGCAGAATTGCAGAACGACCTGTCTGTGAGGGATATGTTTAATCTGCTGGAAGTTATCGCGGTGGAAGCACACAACAGCGTTGCCTGGCGGCAGCATATGGAGAAACCACGGTGATTATAGAAGAGCTGGCATACAAAGTTACTGTAAGAACCGAGGAATTTCTCTCTGGTAAGAAAAAGGTCGAAGAGGGAGCAAAGGACCTTGGCAAGAATGTGTCAGATGCATTAGATGAGGCGGAAACCAGCACAAAAGGCATTGGCACGGAAGTCAAGAAAGTCGGTGACCAGGTACGCCGTACTGCTGATGATACCAAGCGCCCATTTGGTTTTATCAGTGGCGGATTCTTTGGTGCTGCCAAGGGTGCCAAGGAGTTTGGCAAAGAAGGCAAGGAAGCATTGGGTAGTGTTGTCACCGGAACTGCCAAGTTCCTAGGCTTGGCCCTATCCATTGAAGGAACCCGCAGGCTGTTTACTTCGTCAACTAATAGCCTCGTTGATTTAGGTAATGCGTCAAAGTTCCTCGACCTAGATCCTAAAGAGGTTGATGGTTGGAAGAAAGGTGCTGAATCGGTAGGGAGTTCTGCTGAAGCAATAACCAGTGCATTAGTGAAGTTAAAAAACACCAAAAACTGGTCAGTATCTGGCATGGGAGCGCCAGACGATTCTACCCAGGCAATATTACAACTAGGATCACAAGTTGGGGTGGATATCATTGGGGCCAAAGATCCGGGCGAGATGTTTAAAAAGGTTGAAGAGGCGCTGCGTAAACTTCCCAAAGAGCAAGCAGCGACCTATATTCAGCGGCTTGGATATGACACATCATTGCTACCATCCATCCTTGATGGCTCTCTTGACCAAAAACAGGGTAAGTTTCAAGGTGCTTCAAACAATACTGAACAGATGATTAAGCAGGCTCTGGAAGTGAAAGAGGTTATGGTGAAGCTAGACCAGACCACTGAGAGTTTGGGCAATAATCTGGTTAAGGTTTTTGGCCCCGATGCTGTGGCACTTATGGAAACCTTCAATCAATGGGTTACCGCAAACGGAGGTAATGTTATTGATTTCTTCAAAGATGCAGATAAGTGGGTTCGGCAATTTTCCGCAGCATTGGCTGGCAATAAAAACGCCATTCACGAATGGGCACAGGTATCTGATAACTTCAATCTAATCTCTGGGTTTGATAAACCGGTTGTTGATTTAGGTGGCTATCTGGATAAAAAGTTAAAAGGAAACTCCGCTTGGGATTGGTGGAAAGATAACAAGGATAAAGACATTGGTGATTTATTTTCAAGTGATAAACCAGAAGAGAATAAAGATGTCGATATGGAAAAATTACTGGATGCCGTCATGAAGACGGAAAGCGGCGGGAGGCCTAACATTGTACATCCAGTATCTGGTGCTACTGGTGCTTACCAATTTATGACTCCAGCAGCCAAAGACATGGGTTTGCGCGTGGACTCGGTTGTAGATGAGCGATTAGATCCAGCGAAGTCTAGAGAAGCTGCTAGAAAGTATTTAAACCTTCTTCTTAATCGTTATGGTGGAGATAAAAAACTAGCATTGATGGCATATAATGGTGGAATGGGTAGGGTCGATAACCACCTTGCAGGTAAAGGAAAACCACTTAAGCCGGAAACAATAGAATACCCAGGTAAAGTTCTCGGTTATTATGAGCAGATGAGTCAATACGCATCAATGGCAGGAATGCCTTCTCAATCGCAGAGCGTAGACAACAGCCGATCTCAGGCAACCCACATCAAAAATGTGAATGTTAACTCTAATCCTCAGTCTGTTGATGCAATACAGAAATCAATTGAGGATCAGCTCCGTCGCAGTAGTATGACGGGGTCGTTTATTTCGGGGAATGGGTGATTTTTTAGTTTTTTGTTAACCCACCATTATTGTAAATGTAATATCCAGCCTGGATAGAGGCTAATATTAGTCCGACTCGAAGTTCTGAATTCTTCAGATCTTGCCCCTCGAGATCCATGTATTCTTTTCTAGCATCGGCAAGTATGCCTCTTTCAATATCTTTGTATTGCATACCGTCATGGGCTGATTTGTATCCACTCTGACATCCTTCAGATATAAGACTGATAAGATCAAGCCTTTTTGACTCAATCAATTTAACGTCTTTTTCATATGATTCTACCAGTGAAGAAGCTGATTTATTACAATCAACCAATACATCGTGATTGGTTAGGTTCTTTGCTGCTAAAGATGAAGATGCAATAGACGCAATAAAAATGAGTGTTATTAGTTTGAATTTGTTTTTCATATCAATGTCCTTATGTTTTCGATAATTCTACCCATAAATTGGCGGAATAACACGCAATATGGTCCATTTTAAGAGCTTAAAATGGCATCACTGGCTTGATCAGGCAGTTACATCCAACCAGTTGTCCTGCGTGGATACGTGTGAAAATTCCCACTTTGACACCTGATTTGATTGTGAATTTCTTACCATTAAAACTTGCATGGCTAGGGTGTTGGCAAAGATAGTCTTCGTAAATCCAGATGCCATAGACAATGCCAATTTTTATGCGTTTTTCTCTTTCAATGGCTGAGGTGGCAATCCGCCATAAAATTTTGGCAAGCTCACTAGAAGGCGACTGTTCAAGCCCAGTCAATTCAATCAGGCTATTTTTTAATTCAAATAGATTTGCGCCATGTTTAATTACTTCACGGTAAATTCCTTTGCATCCTTTGACCTCTATAATGCTTCTTTTAATGATTTCAAAATCTTTGTCAGATGTTTTTGGTAGAAATATTTTCCCAATAATTAGGCATTCTTCCTTACTAAGGTTTGGCATGTGATCCTGTTTTAAATTGTTAAATGGTTTAAATATTCAGGCACTTAGATGCTCCTTTTGCTTTCTAGTTCCCTACCCAAGCCATAGTGCTGGGTTTTTATTGGCGGTAACCATGAGCATTATCGATATTAACACCAGCGACATATTCAATGCTATTGGTGGTGGTTCTCCATTGTCGATTATTGACAGCGTAATCCATCCATCGTACTCAATAAGAAACCACGGCCTTAGTGGGACTGATGCCCTTGAGTTCAGCGGGATGGCGTCAATTCAACCTAGCGCTGGGGCCAGTGTTGTTACTGCTCCCATTGAAAATGGCAAGTACCAATCCATCAATAAAGTCGTTCGTCCTGGTAGGGTTGTGTGTGATGTGGTTATATCTGGTCTTACTGGTTTAACCGGCTCAATCCCAAATATTTTTGATCTGACATTTACTAGCCAATCTAAATCTCTTACCACAATCAAATCAATGATTGAATCAGCAAACCTGTATGACATTGATACACCAAAGGATACATATGAAAGCTATGATCTTGTTGACTATAGCTACTCAGTAAATAGTCATCGCGGGGTATCATTACTGGTTGTAAGCCTGATTTTTGAAGAAATTAGACAGCAAATGGAGGTTTCTTTATCTAGTCAGCAATCAAAAAACAAAGCAACTGATGACAAGATTCAGAATGGTAATGTTGGCGTTGGCGCTGATGCAAATAACGGAAGCTCAACTCCTTCGGTAATTGATGAACTAAAAACCTCATGGACAAACTTGAAAAAATCAGTCGGAGATATGGCTGATGATGTAAATGGTGCGATAAATTCCGGCTTTACCTCGGCAGTGGAAACGGTAAAGGAACCACTACTGAAAACGGCGACGTCCGCTAACAATAAAGCGGAAAGCTTTGTAAGACTAATAAACGAAGCCATCACATGAATACATTATCAATTGAAGATAAAAAATCTCAGGCAATATTTGTGACGCTTGATGGGCAAAACTGTTTAATCCGGCTGATCCAGAGAGAGAGTTTCATGTACATGGATCTCACTGTAGATGGAAACCCTATTCTGCAAGGAGTTCCATGCTTATATGCCAATAAGATTGTTAGATATAAATATTTAGGTTTCAAAGGTGATTTATTCTTTCTTGATAATGAAGGTCAGGAAAACCCCCAATGGAATGGATTATCTAGCAGATTCCCACTTTATTACATAACGGAGGCTGAACTTGTACAGTAAAAAAGATCTGCGTTATGAATTCACTTTATCTAATGGAGCTTTTGATAAGAATGGGAATGATAAAATATCCATTGGTAATGTTAAGTCCTCGTTTAGATATGGTGCTTATGGAAACTACGGAGGAATTCAAGCTGAAATAATGATATTTGGCCTTAGCATTGACAGGTTGGCATCATTGTCTGGGAAAGGTATCGGTGTATATACTCCAACAAAAGATATAAGTGTAAATGTTTACTCTGGGGATAATAAAATTTTCTCTGGTGGTATTTATGCCAGCTACGCGAATATGAATGCGCAACCTGAAACTGCTTTAGTAATGAATACCATTTCTGGTTTAAACCTAAAGACAGCATCATCAAGCGCCTTTTCTCAACCAGGGGCTGTTCCAGTTGAATCAATGCTAAGTGCCATATGTAATATTTTTGGATTCAGTCTTAATGCCAGCAGACTTAATGGGAGAGTTGCACAAAACCCTCACTTCTCTGGAAGCCCAATGGATCAGGTAAGGGATATATGCCTGGCACATGGTTTATGGTATCGAGTTTTCGACAACATAATCACGGTATGGCCTGCTGGTTCAGCGGTAGATGATATTGTCCCGTTAGTGTCGCCTGATAGCGGACTAATCGGATATCCAGTTTTTACCCAAAGCGGAATAACTTTTCAAACGCAATTTTCTACATATTTGGCACAGGGTAGAGTAGTTGAGCTTGTTACTTCATTACCAAATGCCAGCGGGAGATACCTACTGACCGTAGTAGAGCATTTTCTAAACTCTTGGACGGAAGGGGGAAGTTGGCACACGGTCTGCCAAGGATTTAAAATTAATCAGGACGAGAAGAAATGAGCAACTTTTATTCTCCGCCTCAAAACCAATCTAATGATGGTGATGCATTCGCCTCATCATTCAGTAAGCTGCTCAACTCAAATTACTTTATCAGACTTGCTACTGTAACCGCCGTTCGTGGCATAGCACCTAACCTTGTGGTCGATGTATTGCCACTAGTAGCAGAAGTTCGCAGTAGTGACAGAACTATCATCCGTGGTTCGCAGATCTACAATATCCCTGTTTGGCGGTTGCAGCGCGGAGGGAGTGCGATAATCATGGACCCAGTAGCCGGTGATATTGGGCTTATCGCAGTAAGCGATGTAGACATCTCAGTTGCACGTTCTGCCAGGAAAGAATCTGTTCCCGGTAGCCTCAGAACTCACTCGCAATCAGATGCTATTTACTTTGGTGGCGTGCTGAATGGTCAGCCAACACAGTTCATTGAGTTTACAGATGGCGCGATAAATATCACATCCCCCAACCCAGTAAACATAACCTGCTCAAAAGCGAATATAACCGCTCCTAATGGCGTGGACATGCAGACTCCATTACTGCATGTCTCTGGAAATATAACGGCAGACGGAAACATAACAGACAACGCTGGAACACAGGCCGCGTCACTCAAAGAGCTACGCGATAAATACAACAGTCATGACCATGACGTTGTAAACGTTCAGGGCGGATCGTCAACTATCACATCTAACGCTACGGACAATCAGGTATGACATACAGAACCTTAATGCTTGATCCTGATACATGGGACTTAACGTTAGATGGTAATGGGAACATTGCCATTGCTGATAGTGGTTATGCTGTCGCTCAAGATGTCGCATCAGCCTGCCTGGTGTTTTCTGGTGAGTGTTATTACGACAATACCCTGGGAATTCCATGGAAAGAAGAGGTGCTAGGTTCTCGCCCATCCGCTGGCTATATCGCCAAAAAGATGGAAGGTGAGGCTAAGAAATTACCCATTGTTAGCCAGGCTATCGCTAACGTGTTTTTCGACAAGAGCACGCGTAAAACACGGGGTGCCATTCTGGTGACTGATAGAGACGGAAACCAATCACAGGTAATTCTATGACAACTTTGAAAACAGCGGTTCCCGGCGTAACAATCACAGAAACCGGTTTGCTTGTTCCTGATATTGCAGATGTCCTATCTGGCAGACTTACTGATTTTGATTCGGCCATGGGGGGCGGTGCCAGTCAGTCACTATCATCACCGCAAGGGCAAATATCGCAGTCAGACACAGAGATCATCGCCACAAACTATGATGCTTTGCTTTGCCTGTTCAATCAGATGAATCCTGACTATGCGACTGGACGCTTTCAAGATGGTATAGGGAGGATCTATTTTCAGGAGCGCATATCAGCACAAGGTACAATTGTCACCGCAACATGCAACGGAGCAGTAGGAACTCTAATCCCAACAGGAAGCACTGCGCAAGATGAGGCTGGATATATTTACCAGTCAATCAATGCTGCAACCATAGGGTCAACAGGATCCATTGATATTCAATTCCAAAATCAAACCACCGGCCCAATACCTTGCGGATCTGGTGAGTTAAACCAAATATATGCGACAGTTTCAGGCTGGGATGCAATCACGAATGATGCTCCTGGTGTGGTGGGTATTGATGTTGAATCCCGCGTAGCATTCGAGACTCGCCGCCGCCAGTCTGTGGCAAGAAATGGTAGTAACACTGATGCATCATTGCTTGCTGTCTTGCTTGAAACTGATGGGGTTCTTGACGCCTATGTCTGGTCAAACCGGACAGACGCAGTGGTGAACAAAGGAACAACAAACTTTCCCGTCGTTGCCCACTCCATCTACATCGGCGTATACGGCGGAGAAGATGCTGATGTTGCCAATGCAATATTAAGCAGAAAAAACCCCGGCGCTAACCTAAACGGCAATACCCACTATTCCATTGAAGATAAAGAAAACTATAGTGCACCATATCCGGTTTACGATATGCAGTGGGAAAAAGTTGCCCCGGTGCGGATTTATTACAAAGTAGAAATAGAAACAAATGAGAACCTCCCATCTGATATCTCATCCCAAGTTAAGGCGATGGTTGAGCGTGTTTTTAATGGTGAATATGAAGGGATAACCAAAGCTAGGATTGGTGCAAGAATTAATGCCGGTATTTATTACGCGCCTGTAATTTCAATCTCACCCGATTATGTGAACATCTCATCTATATCTATATCTATATCTATATCTATTGATGGATTGGCATTTACGCAATCAGTAACGCCGGGCATAGACCAGATCCCCACAATTCAACAATCTGACATTGAGGTGATATTAGTGTGAGCCAAGAAGATACAATCCTAACGCAATACTCAGCAAGTAATAGAATCCTCTCCATCATCGACACATTCAATCAAGCCGTAAGACTAGCCGACTTCACAGACGAATTTATTAAAAAAGTCTGGAATATAACGACGTGTGAAACTTTTGGTCTAGACATGTGGGGGAAGGTTGTTGGAGTTTCCCGCTACATTAGAGCTGGGATAGACAATGATTGTTTCGGCTTCTCTGAGGCAGATGATGGCGGTGGGTATCCGGCCCCATTTGGTGATAGTCCATTTTATGCGGGGGTACAAGAAACTGAAACAGTAAGATTAAGCAATGAAGCTTATCGAACTTTAATATTGTGTAAAGCTTTTTCAAATATAAGTATCGCCACAATAAAAGACATCAACAAGTTTCTCACCATGCTATTCCTTGGGCGCGGGAGGTCTTATTGCGTCGATTATGGCAGTATGAAAATGGGGATAATTTGCGAGTTTAAATTAGAGCCATACGAAATATCAATTTTAGAAAATTATGAAGTGCTGCCAATACCTAGCGGCGTTCTTGCAATCGTTAGACAAGTCGTTTCTCCGTATTTTGGATTTGCAGATGATGCATACCCCTTCAATGATGGAACCTTTTTCAGAGATATCTAAATGAATAGAACTGATGACCCAAAAAAACAACCCGTCCCTTTTGGCGTAAATGGGCCAAGAGAAGATATCGAACCAACTACACCAACCGGCGATAACTCTGCATCATATAACTCAGGGTTTCCGCCAATCACAATGCTCCTGAAAGCCGCGGGTGGGCTGCCGCCAAAAGGTCAGGACATGAACCAAATACTCTATGAACTTTCAAGCTTATCGCGCTGGAATAGCGCTGGGGCATTGAACGTATATGACTCTACATTTGGCGCAGCAATATCTGGGTATCCAAAGGGTGCAGTATTAAGCAATTCAAACTTTACCGGATGCTGGCTAAATACCATCGACGCGAACACCGCCGACCCAGAAAACACCAACGCATCGCTAACAGGCTGGGTTCCTGCGTTCACTTACGGTACAACAGGCGTAACTGGGTTGGCTGCTGCAAACGTTACTCTTACTGCTCTACAGGCTGCAAATGAACGCATCACGTTAGCTGGTGTGCTGACAGCAAACATTAACCTCATATTCCCAGCCTGGAGTAAGGGTTGGACAATCGTAAATAATTGCACTGGTGCTTTTAGTGTTACATGCAAAACACCAAGTGGTACCGGCATATCTGTTGCTGCCGGAGCGACGGTTAGAATTATTGGCGACGGCACTAACATCATTTCCAATGATGGTGGCGCACTCCAGAAGTCAGCAAACCTATCAGATTTAGCCAGCCCGCAGACAGCCCTCACTAACCTTGGTTTGACGGGTATTGGTATTGGCTTGCCATCTCAAACATCAATATCTAATTTTGATTTTCAAAATTTTGTATTTACATCTGGTGGGAATTACTTAGCTGTTACTACAAACTGGTTAAACGCACCAGCCGGAGTTAGTTACCCAACTGTGTTAGCAATCAGCATAACTGTTGATTATATCACTGTTTCTGGCGGTCAAATCGGATTAACACTTGTTCCTAACACCGCAGCATCCGTAAACTTTAAAGTTTACAAAGTGCTATGCGTTGGCGCACCTGGATCCAGAGTGTTTACAGTTAGAGAGGATTGGAACTCAGCAAACCCAGTCCCAATTTCTGGCGGCGGGACCGGCGCAACTGCTGCCGCTGGTGCCCTTGCAAACCTTGGCGGCATTGGTTTATCGCAATTAACCGGCATTGTTGGCACATCACGCAATGCAAAAATGAGCATTCCGTCAGCATCAGCAACGGCAACTTTCACTGCGGATGAATTAATCGTGCAAACCGCTTTAGGAGGATTGCAGTACAAAATTAGTGGTTTTAGCAAGACAGTCAACCTTGCTACTACTGGCGCGGGCGGTATGGACACCGGTACCGTTCCAGCAACAGGTTACGTTGCTCTATATGCGATTTACAATCCAACATCTGGCGCTACTGCACTGCTTGCGGTGAATGCAACGTCAGCACCCGCACCAGAGGTTTATGGTGGTGCGAACATGCCAGCGGGTTATACCGCGTCAGCATTAGTCAGCGTGTGGGGGACTTCATCAGGTCAGTTTGTCGTGGGGCATCAGATTGGTCGGCATGTTGGCATCATCAGCAATCAACTTTATAGCACGGCGGGATCCGTGCTGAGTTACTCTGGCATTTCTCTAGCTACCGCTGTTCCCCCAAACGGCAAAAAAGCCAACATGCAAATCGTTGCATCACAAACCACACCAAACTCAGTTATTCAACTTTATTTAGCATCAACAGCCGAAGGGGTTGGGGCTATCTACGTGAATACATCGGCTAATTCGAGTGGCGCAACCACAACATCAACTAACAGTGGTTATGCGGTGCTGGATATTATTGGCGTACAAACGCTCTACTTCAAGATGGCAAATACAGTTGTAGGCACGTATACATTTATTTGTGGGGGTTACGAGATATGACAATCATCGTGCAGTTTTCTGATAAAAAAGAGGCCGTAATAATTAGCTGGTTCAGTGCTATGCCGCCATTCCCTGAGCAGTTTCCAAACATTGGCGAAGTAGAGTCCAGCGACCCACGATGGAAAGTTTTTTATGACATGATGAGCCAATATGCTCCAGGAATGCCAGAGCCGACAAGTCCGACAGTGATAATTACCGAAGATCCGAAATGATAATTGGATTAGGCAGGGATGCCTATGAGGTGGGGGTAGGGTGGGGCAAAAATGGGGCAAAAAATTGCCGCAAGATAGCTCATTATCACTAAGTGCATTGAGTTCGCTTGCGGCAAGGCTTTGTTTTACTCACATCAACTCAGAATAACCCTTTAAATCTCCCTTCATTTCACCATATCACGATGTTAAGATTTGGCAATCAAGACGCTTAGATGTTTAAACGGCTAAATGACAAAATTGGCTAAGCATAGATAAAATTGTGCTAATGATTTTTTTGCGCTAACAAATGTCGTCATGCCGATTGCAGTGGCAACATGCCATAGCACATCAACACCACAACAGGGATATGCAATGACAGAAAATGTACAACTCGGCGCGCTGCTAGCCGCCTGCCACTGGATTGGCGAGAAGGGCTGGTGCCCAGCGACCGGCGGCAATATGTCCCTGCGACTAGATTCCGCTCAATGTTTGGTTACGGAGTCGGGCAAAGATAAAGGGAGTTTGATTGCGGATGATTTTTTGCTGGTGGAGACGGCCAATAACCATGTTCCCAGCGGGCGCACCCCGTCAGCGGAAACTGGTCTGCATACCCTGCTTTATCGGCTGTACCCTGAAATTAATGCGGTATTACATACTCACTCGGTGAATGCTACGGTACTATCGCGCGTCGCGCGTAGCAATGAGTTGGTATTGCACGGCTACGAGATGCAGAAATCCTTCTCGGGGCAACGCAGTCATCTGGATAGCGTGGTGATCCCCATCTTCGATAATGATCAGGATATCCCGGCCTTGGCACAGCGAGTTGCCGCGCTGGCTGATAATCATCTATTACGTTATGGTTTTTTGGTCCGTGGGCATGGTTTGTATTGTTGGGGAAATAGTGTGTCTGAAGCCCGCCGTCATTTGGAAGGGCTGGAGTTCCTGTTCCAGTGTGAACTGCAACGCCGTCTGTTGGACGCTAATTTTAAACTGGGGGCAAAATGA